TGCTTGCCTGACTAATAGACCCGTTACCTGTGCCACCGCTGTTCTCAAACGAAACAAATATGCCCGTAGCTGCAGCGTTAGTATTGCGTATAGTAATGCCAAAGTTTGTTGATTGGTTAAAGCCTACGTTAATACGTCCGGGGCCACCGTAAGTAGCCGTAGTCCCCACCAACAAGTTGCCACTGGCGTCCAGCGTCATTGCTTGGGTGAACGTTATGGTAGCGCCTGCTGTGCCGGAGGGGGCGTTCCACCAACGGTGTTGACCACTGTTTTGTTCGTAGTGCGAAGCTGCCGCTGTACTTATATATTTATTTGCAAACGCAGAGTCAATATAAGCGTTGGCGTATACGTCAATTACTGAAGGAGCGCCGGGTTGAGACATTATTGTTCCAACTCCAACTTGCATTACTTTATAACTGCTATTCCAAGCACTAGGAACCACCCCCAGCCCAAGGTTGCCGGAGCTGTCTAGGCGCATATTATTTGCACCAGCATTCCAGATGTGGGTTACCAGCGCACCAGTTACGGATGAGCCGTAGTTAATGTTGGTCGTTGACCCTGAAACTCCGCTAGATCCAATGTTGACGGTTTTGGTGCTGACGGCGGTGGTGGCGCCTTTGGCAATATCGACCGTCTGAGTTACCGTGGATTGCCCCAGCGTGACCGCTCCGGTGCCAGTGGTCGAACCTATTGTCAACGCCGCGCTTGCTGTTGAAGGAACAAATGCCGTGGTGCCCAAAAACGTCTGTGACGTATTGGCAAGAGTCGCCAGAGCACCTGAAGCATTGGGCAGCGTGTATTGCCGAGTCGTTCCGGTCGTGATGCCGCTCAGTACAAATTCACCCTTCTTGGTTGGGTCTGCTAAATCTTCTAAGCGGAAGGTGTAATTGACCTCCATCGCCGTGCCAACAATCTGAAACGCTGCATCATAGTATGCAAAGTCGGCGTCCAGATTGGCAAGAGGGATTGCGCTGGTGGCGCTGGCGAATGTATTTGGAACTGACATATTTTGTTACCTCGACATGGGGACGCTGCGATTTGCGGACTGGTATGTTGCCCAGACCGCTTGTTTGTTTTTGGCCAAGAATTGAACGCCGCTCTGGGTGTCGATGGCGCTGAGGGTTGCGATGTACGGGCCGTTGTAGTTGATCGTTGGCGCGGAGCTTGCAGCGGACATCGAGACGGTCGGAGCCGCCGCGCCCGCTGTCTTTTTCAGGAAGCCGTTGGGCAGGATTGTTCCGGCGACCTTGGGCACAAAAATCTCCGGCCCCTCTTCGCCGACCAGCGACGGCACGCCAACCGGAGGATCGCCGCCAGCAGCGTAGCCGCCGCCGGGCTGCATCGGAATTGGAGAGCTGCCGAAGCTGCCCATCAGGAATTTGATGCCCATGCTAAACAGTTGGGTCGCTTGCCGTTGCATCTCCGCTTTGAGCATGCCCTTGATCATGTTTTCGATGAGCCTGTCCCAAGCCACCATGCCCGTTTCAACAAACTGGTCGATGGCGCTGGTGAAAGTGTCCGTCATGGACTTGAAGGCGTCTGCGCCTTGCATCGCGGCGTTGTTGGCGTTGTCCATGTATTCGTTGAACGCTTTGTCCCATCCGGCAGAGAATGTGCGCTGGGCGTCTGCATTTTGCTTGGTGATGGAAGCGGTCGCAACGCCGGTCGCCCTCATCACGGCAACGGTCGAATCGACTTGCGCTTGCGGCGTGCCGAGGGCGGCGGCTTGACGTTTGTAGTCCAGAATTTTTGCTTCAAGATCGTACTCCGCCATCAGCACATTGCGCTGGTCGGTCGTCAAGCTGAGCAATCGCCCTTCATACTCCAACCGCGCGTTGGCCAAGTCGTTGAGCCGCGCGGCGTCCTTGACTTGCGCGCCCAGGCCGAGCTGCGCAGATGCCTTCGAAACGTCATTCGCGGCCTTGCCGGTCGATCGGATCAACTCCGCATATGCGTCGGTTTGCGTTTTGGTAAGGCCCATGGCCATCGCTTGGCGCTTAAAGTCGTTGATCTTTGCTTCAAGATCGTACTCAAGCATCAACCCGGCGCGCTCTTCCGGGAGCTTGTCCGCCAAGCCATTTTCATACTTGAGCCGCTCGCTGGCTAAGTCGTTGAGGCGCTCCGCGTCCTTGATCTGATTGGTGAAGGCAAGGGCCGCGTGAGTGCGTGCGTCTTCGGCTTCGCGGCGCTGCCCTGCCGTCTCTTGCTCGTTGTCCGCGCCCATCGCACCAAGGGAGCGCAGGTGCTCCGCTTCCGCCTCGAATGCGCGCTTCTTGATCTCGATCTTTTCGCGCTCGCGAGCCATCGCCTGTTCGCCTGCGCCTTGCTGGATCGCGCGTTGCCTTTCAGCGTTGGCAAGCGCAATGGTCGCGCTCTTCATTTCTTGCGAGCCGGACTCGCGCATGCTTTCCAGCTCTTGCGCAAGCTTGGCGTCGATCTGAAGGATTTTCTCTTTTGTGCTGAGCTTGATGAGCGCCAGCTGATTCGACAATGAATCTTTGCCCTCAATGTCAGAATTGATTTTGGCGCGAGCCGAGTCGATGTCCATCAACTGGCGCGTGAGCGTCAAGGACAGCTGCTTGGCGGTCGCCTCTTTGCTGGAGCCTGTGCCGCCAAGTGAGCGCGGATCGTTTGCGGCGAATCCTGCGCGCGCTGCTGCAGCGGCTTCGGGCGAGACTCCGCGCGCGGGCAATGGCATCGCGGCGGCGCGGGCGGCGGCGGCTTCCGCCGGGGCGTTGGCGATTTCGCTGCTGCCGTCCATCCCGGCGGTGCTGGGCATTTGTGTGTTGCTGTTTTTGTCAGCGGCCACATAAAGGTATGCGCCGATAGCGCCGGCAACGCCGACTGCCCGCAAAATGATGCCGATGGGCGTCATTCCTCCGGCCATCAAGTTGAACGCCGCGCCCGCGACAGTGGCAGCTCGGATCGCGGCGACCACGGCCATGATCTGCGAAGCGACCGCGCTGATCCCCATCACAAGCGCCGCCGAGCCGAGGCCGCGCAACACCAATTCAAACTGCTTGATCGACAGCACGCCGGACGTGGTGAATGGGGCGATCACCTCGGCAAATGCGATCTTCAAATTCTCCATGTTCTCTTTGAGCGAGTCGCTGACTTGCCCGACGGTCTTGATGGAGGCCGCGTATTCATCAAATTCAGTTGAGCTCTTTTTCAGCGCATTCGCCACCGCGTCCATGGACAGTCCGATGCCGCCCTTGCCAAAGAAATCTTTGATGGCCTTAGTTTTCTCGAATTGGTCTGTGATGTTCTTGAAGCCGTCCGCGACGCGCACAATGGCGTCGTATGGCGCCATCGTTTTCAGGTCGCGGAAGGTGATGCCGAGCTTCTCGAATTGGCCAATGGCCGCGTCGTTGCCTGCCTTTGCGTCTTCGATTTTGCTGAAGAGCGTGCTGATAATTTTGGAGGCTGAATCGGCTTCGCCACCAGCGTCGCGCAATGCGCCCCGGAACAACAGAATTTGCGAGACGCTGAGGCCGTAGCTCTTGGAGAGGTCATCGACCTCATCTGTCAGAGTTTTGGTTTCCTGGTACAACGCGGCAAGACCAAGAGCGCCGCCGAGCGCGCCGAAATTCTTGAAATGCTCCGCCAGCGACCGGACGCCGCCGCCGAGATTGTTGAATGCGACTTGGAGGTCTTTGGCTTGTGCCTTGGCTTTGGTCGTCGCTTTGTCCCAGTCAACGGTGACCAGTCCGAGCTTTACCGATAGGGAACCGATCTGTGCCATGCCAACCGCCTTCTATTTTCTGGCGGCTTTGCGCGCCACCTCTTCAATGGCCAATTTTAGCCTGTCAGCCAAAATGGTTGCTACTTCATTTTGATTTTGCCGAAGCGCCGGAAGCATGAACGGCTGCGCAGGGACGCGCGCGTTGCCGAACTCCTGAGAGATGCCGACCGGTTTTTTGTTTCGCCAGACGTTTTGGAATCTGCCGCGTTTGTTAAGCACGACGTGCAGCTGCGAGTCTGTTCGAAGCGGGCTGACAGAGACGCGCGCCATGTAGGTCTCGCCCTGCTCGTAATATTTGCTCTGCTTGTCGCTGCGGTTGGGCCGGTGCACCTTCATGTAGATGCGATTGGAAAGCTCGCCGGTGTCTTTCGGAGCGTTGCGCTTGGCAGCTTCGAGCACCGGCTGAAATGCGGCCTTCATTGCTTCGCGCCAAATGCGATCCGTCTTGCCTTTGCCGATCTCGTCTTTGATCTCGTCCATCGCCGCGAACAACTCGGGGAATCCTTCGATTGTGAAGTCAACTGCCATTGATTCGCTCCATGTTGAATCCCGGCGCTTGCGTTAAGAAGGCCAGCAGATTGTTGTTGATTTTATCGGCGTCTGGCAGCTCAAGGTCTGGGTTCTTTTCATACTCGTTCACCCACGGAAAAATGTCATCCGTCTTGATGGCCGCGTTGCCTGCGGGGCGCAAATAATTGAAGATCGCGGCGGTGAGCGGGGCGGTCGAATCGAAAGTGCCCTTGCCGCCCAGCAAACCGTCCGAATACATCACGCAAATGTCTGCAAAGGTATCCTCGTCCAAGGATTCCACGCTGGCCACAGAATGGCCATTGAACACCATCGCCGCAACCACTTGGCTGCGGAGGGAGCGTCTCAGTTTTTTTTTGACTCTTTGAAGTTGGGCCGGATCGCGTCATCAATTTGCGTGATGATGCCCCGGATGATCGGTTCGGAAAATTCCTCTGCGATCTCCGCGTATGTTTCGGTGATGGGCTCGCCCGTGGCCGACTGCAAGAGCGAGAAATACCGCTCGACCTGAGTCTGCCAAATGGCCGTCATTTGCGCAACGTGTCGAACAGAGGTGCCGTCCACCAGCACGTCATTTTCTGTCAGAGCAATTTTCTGGCCGCCAGCGTTCAGCGCGTCCAAGAATCCGGGCTCCGCGCCTTCCAGCGCTTTGCGTAGCGGAGCGGACAGCGATGCAAAAATTGCCTCCACCTTGTCTGGGGCCGGTTCGGTGATTGCGCTGGTGATGGAGTCCAGCTCGCGCTTTACGGGCACGCGGACTTTTAGGGGAAAGGTGACGTCGTTGAGCTTGACGTTGATGGTCTTGAATTTGGAAGCCGCGCGGACGGTTTCATAATCGGCGCCGAGCTTGTTCGAAATGCTCATGTCTTATCCTTTGATTATCATGTTGTAAATTTTTGCGTTCAGGGCAATCGCATATTCGACCACCTCCGTCGGCGTCATCTTGTCGGCGTGGCGCTTGGCAATTTCGTGCGCAAGCGAAACCGCCGTCATGCGTTGCTGAGTGAATCCAAACCAATCTTTGCGGACTTCGGATTGATTGACCAAGAAGCTCAACAGGTCGCCGGTGTTTTGTATTGTAGTTTGGGGTGTCATTTATTTTGTCTTTTTGGGCGGCGTGTACGGGTTGTATTTTGCCAAGAAGCGAAGCGCAACCCCTTCGGCGGTGTCCGGCTCCGTAGTGGCAAGCGCGGCGTCCACTTCGGCAGCGTCCACCTGCAGCGACCGGGCAATCATGTCCAAGTCGCCGTAGGTGGAGGCCAGCTCTTTTATGGCCAACTCCAGCGCCGTCATCAGTTGTTGCTCCAGCCGTACTGGTTGCCGCGCGGATGGATCGTGAACGTGCACTTGGCTTCGGCACCGGGCTGCGCGTCGATTTGGAATTGCGAGACGCGACCGTTGAAAGCGTAAGCGATCGTGTTGGTTCCGTCCACCGCTGCGATCACAAACGTGCGATCAATAACGCCGCTGGCAGCGTCGCCGCGAATCAGCAACAGGCCCGCGTCCGAAGGGTTCCAAGCCGACGTAATGGTCAAGCTGGTAGGCGCGGATTGCGTTGGGATCTTGTCCGACTGACGCGAGCCAGCGACGCCGAAGCTCGCCACCGCGTCGTCTTGTCCGAAGACGGGCACAGCTTCCACGTTAAGCGGCACGCCCGCCGCGCCGGTGCCGTTGGCAACTGTGCCGACAATTGTGGTGACCTGAGCCACCCACACTGACAAATTGGCGGTGCTGAAAGCGGTCGGCGTTGCGCCCGACTGCATCCACATGGATGCGCTGAAGCCGGGTAGGACTTTACTTGGGATGGCCATAATTGACTCCTGAAATTAAGCGTTGTTGCACCAGCCGTACAGGTTGCCCCGTGGCTGGATCGTGTAGGTGCACTTGGCTTCGGCACCGGGCTGCGGGTCGATCTGGAATTGCGAGACGCGACCGATAAAGCTGTAATACACGATGTTGGTGCCGTCGGTCGCTGCGATCACAAACGTGCGATCCACAACGCCGCTGTAAGCGTCTGTGCGCAGCAGCAGCGTGACTGTGTCCGAGGGATTCCAAGCTGCCGTAATGGTCAAGCTGGTCGGAGCTGACTGGGAAGGGATTTTGTCGGATTGGCGAGCGCCTGCAACCGAGAAAGATGCAACTGCATCATCCTGGCCGAAGGCGGGCACGCCCTCGATGTTCATCACATTGCCGGAGACGGCGATGGCCGCCACGCTGGCGACGGTGGACAACTGAGCAAGCGTCAGCACGGTGGGAGATGCCAGAGGCTGCGCGTACATCGTCGCGGCAAAGCCGGGCAGGATTCTATTGGGGAGAGCCATGGTTCGTTTTCCTTCAAAAAGTGGGGAGTTGTTTTATGTTGGAATGTCCAAGGTGCAATCCAGAAACACTTGCGCTAATTTCTGCTCGTTGTCGTATGAATTATACAACCAATACACGTCTGCTTTTGACACCCAAAAACCATTTGTCGCGCCGCCAAACAGGCCGCTGAATCCGTGCAGCGATTGCAAAATTTGATTCGAGATGGTGAAGCCGTCTTCGACATTTTGAGTGAAAATCGAAATGCGAAAGATGGGCCGGTCGATGCCCTTGTTGGATTGCGTGCTGCCGGTGTAGACTGGCTGATGAACGTCGGTGAGCATCCACACGATGAACTTCGGCTCCGTCGCGAAGTTGCGGTTGAACGCCGCGTAGACCGGCACGGGCGTGACGATGTTGGCCAGCTGATACTGAATCGCTTTGGCGTATTGGACGGGATTTTGTTGGGTCGCCATTACACCGCCGTCACAGGATCATTTCGGACGCACAACAGCAGCGCCGTCATCCGGTCGTCCGCTTCGCGCACGTTGTCAATGCGCCAATCGAAGCCGCGCCACGTGATGGAATAGGCATTTTGGCTGTCGATGATCGTCTTGATGTTGGGCGTGTAGTTGAGCGTGAATTCAACCACGTCGGAGTACACCCGGTATTTGTCTGTGATGCGGACGCTGTTGGCGACCGAGCGCACCTTGGCGCGCGTTGAAAACCAAAGTGTCTGGATCGTGCTTTGCTCGCCAAAGTCCGATTGCGCGAACGACAGCGCATTGATGCTGATATTTTCATACCGCGCGATTGCCATTACATCACCAACGGCTTGTATGGCCGCAGAAGCGTCGAGACTCCGAATGGAATTTCGCGCAGGTTGGTCTCGGTCGTGTTGCTTCGATTGTTGTACAGGTGAGTGAACAACAACAGCCCGGCTTGCTTGATCACCGGGTAAGCGGCGAGCGGATTGGCGACGGTTGAATAATCAATGAAGATCGGCGCGGTCATGTTGCTGTTGATCTCGGTCGGCAAGCTCGCAACGATGACCTTGTTGCCCGACACGTCGTAATAATATTGCGACGCAGAAACCGTCACGACAGTTGGCGGCGAGTCGCTGTTCCAGTATTTCACCGACTCGATCGTCACGCCCGCCAGAGCCGGGTTGGCATTTTGGCTGACCTCGGGCAGATCGAAACAGACCGGAGCCGCCGCGATGCTTTCCAGCCCGTACCACACCCGATAGGACGTGGCAAAAATCGACATGCCGAGGTAGTCTTCAATGGCTTGCCGAACGGCCAATTCAAGGCTCAACAGATACGTGTCTTGGCTCGTGTCGTCGAAAAGGTTGAGCTGCTGGCGGATGCTGGCGGAGGTTAACCACGCAGTGGCGTTGTCGCGCGCGATCTGCTCAACTTTGGAATAGTTGAACGGGTTGCGCGTCGCTGCCCCGAAAGGCAAGCCGTATTGATAGTTGTCCGCAGGCATCGCGATTAAGTCTCGATCAGGCGAACGCCAGCAAAGGGATTGCGCACCGAGCTGACCATGCGCTTCTCCGCGTACAAGGTGATGAACCCAGGCGTGGTCTCTTCCATTGCTTGAATCGACATTTCTTCAACGTCCATGATGGTCAAGAATTGAGGCCAGTTGGCCAAGTAGACCGGGATAGCCCCGACCGTGCCGTGCGGATCAAGGTAAGGATTGGGAATAACCGGAAAGCCAAGGATGTTGACTGCAGGGCCTTCGCCTGCTTCGCCAGTCTCAACTAGCGAGTATGGGCCGGTGCCGCCGTTGTGGGCATAGGCGCGAATTGCGGTGATGTAGGTCGGGTGCATGTGCCAAGCGGTGCCGGGCAAAGACCAGTATTGAGGAGGCAAAGCGCCAGCCATGGCTTGTAGGCTTTCCAAGTCAGCAGCGGTCGCAGCATGACCGATGGTCGCGAGCGTGTGCAGGCCATTGGTGATGGCGACGCCGGAGGTGCCGTATGCGGCTGTGGCGCCAGCTGCGCCGGGGTAAGAGTTGAGGCCGCGCAAGCCGTCCGTGCCGCCGAGTGTGGTGGTTGTGGATCCAGCTTGGTCGTCGTTTGCGGCCATGGACGCGCCTTCGATTTCCGAGAACTCCAGCATCAAATCTTGGACGATCGTTTCATTCAAGTAGTTGATGTCAGACATGGCCGCCGTGCGGATCGGCAATTGAGCCGTAATCACGCGAGTCGGGATTTGCCAGATCGAGGTGTTGGTGCCGGGAGTGCCGGAGTTGGGGGTGAATGTGTAGCCCCAAGGGTTTGTTTGATTCGCGGCGTTGCCGGTCTTGGCAACAAATTGTCCGCTGGATCCAGCGATTTTCAGCTGGCGCGCGCCGACTCGGAATGGGTTGGCGTATCGCAACGCAGCGAATGCGTCGTCGAAATAGGTCTTGCCGCCTTGGCCATCGCCGCTGCCTGTCAGCGACGCTTGTTCGCGCAAGTCGATTGTGATCTTGTCGCCAGTTTCCAGCGTTTGCTTAATGCCGTCCAGGATTTTTTCGGTGATGGTTTTCATTTTTCGTCCAGTTGGAGGTGAAGAGCGGGAAAGGGCCGAAGCCCCTTCCCTCGCGCAACAATTAAGCGTTGGCGGTGCCCGTCGAGCGGTAGCGGATCAGTGCATTGGGATCGCGAACTGACGTTGCAAGGCGCTTTTCGCCGAAGAAAGTTATGTAACCAGGGAGTGTCTGGTCATAACGGCGCATCACCATGTTCAAACGGTCAATGATCGTATGGCCGCGAGTCCAGTCGCCGAAGTACAGCGGATACTTGCTGACGGTGCCCGCAGCGCCGGTGGCGAGCTGGCTTGGCGCGTCCAGGTACTTGTTCATCACCACGTCGAAGCCGAGCAACTGGCCGATGATGCCGTTGGGGTTCAGCGACTCGGTGGAGTTGAAGATTGGACGACCATTGGTGTCTTGCAGGCCACGGATGGCTTGTGCAAGAATCGGGCTGACCATGAACTTTGCGCCGTCAGTCCAGTATTGTTGTGGCAAAGCGTAGATCGTGTTGATCACGTCTTTGTACTGGATGTTGTTGGCGCCGACGGTGTTGGCGTTGGTGGTCAACTGGTCGTAAGTGGCCAGCGAGTGCAGGCCGGTGGTCGAGCCGGTGCCGGAGGTGCCGAATGCAGCTGCGGAGGTGGTGCCACCAGCGTAGGTTGCATTTGCGCCAGGGTACTGGTTCAGACCGCGCAGACCATCAGCGCCGCCAGTGGCGACGGAAGAGCCGGTGCCAGACTGGTCGTTGTTGCTGATCATGGACTGAGCTTCGCTCTGAGCGAACTCGGCCAGCATGTCGTCCACAATGTTGGCTTCCAAACCGTCGATGTCGTCCAGTGCAGCGGTACGGATGGGGAACTGGACGTTGATGTCCTTCAGAACCAATTGCCAGATGCTGGTGTTCTCAGTGGTAGGCGTGCCGTTGTTCTGGATGGCGTAGCCCCATTGTGCACCCGCGTTGCCGGTTTTGACGCGGAACTGGTAGCTGGAGCCGTCGGTGGCAACGGTGCGAGACAAGCCGCGCATTTGGTTGGCCAAACGCAGAGCGACAAACACGGGATCGTATGCAGTGCGACCGCCTTGGCCGTCACCACCAGCAGTCAGGCCCGCAGCCTCTTTCATGTAGGCGTCGTATTGATCGACGCTCTCAAACATCTTCAGCTCTTTTTCGCCTTGGCGACCCTTGTAGTAGGTGGCCAGCTGCTCGCGCACGGCACGGTTCACGTCGCCGCGAACGGTCTTGGCGACACGGATGATGGAAG